TCTGGAACTTGCCTAGATTTGCGACCTCAAGCCAGATTCCGTAATCAACGCCATGCGCCATGACTATCTTGTGCTGTGAAAAGCCAGTTGCACCACCAGTCATCGTGGCAGCACCACTGTGCTCTGCTACAGCTACTAAACCCGCCCGGGCATTGCCGGTGCGGTCTGTCCACGGTGCCTTTCGCTTCATCGTGTCCATACCGCGCCCGGCAGCGAAATCTGTTGTTAGAGTGAGTGCTTTGTTGACTTTTGGAGAGAACTCAGCCACATTGGCCTGCAGGTCAATGGTATCTAGCTTGAATTCTACTTTAGCCACTTATTACTCCTGTGTTCCAAGCACCTTCGTTAGACGCTTCTGAAGCTCTGCTTTGTTGCCCGAAGTGGATTCACCAAACTCCCTGAGATTGTCTCGAAGTTCTTCCACCGTCAACGATTTGACGTCAAAGTCTGCCTCTTCAGCATCCTCATCTTCGTCAGAAGCAACAACCACACCTGTTAACGGATGGTCCCTGAAACCTTCTGTGCCTGGGCCTTGTTCACCAACATAGATTGGAGTTGCCGGCGCTTCTGGTACCTCCACGCCGGCATCTGCCAATACAGCTTTCATGTCGATTGGCGTGCCTTCGGCATGCGTATCGGATTGCCCAAACTTGCGTTCATTCTCCTCAATACGCCAATCCAACGACCGCTCATGAAGCCAGCGCTTATCTTCGTCGGAAAGTGGCTTGTCGAAGTCGATCACGCGACTCATGTTGGCTCCTAACGGGTTTGCGTAGCGTCTGCGACATATGCCGTTGGCGCTGCATAGCTTGCGCTAGACGTAATCTGCAGAATCGCAGCACCAGTCCTGCGACGAATGCCCGTGCCGAAACCGTGGATGTAGTAGCCATCCACAAGCGGGTAGCGTTGCTGGTTGCCCGGAAGCAACCTAAGCCCGCGCCACTCCGGTGAAGCGTGCTCACGGATACCCACGATGTTCTCGTCCACGTTAGCACCACCCGTAGACAGGAACATAAGGTAACCAGCCGGCAACAACGGTTCCTCAATGACGATAACGTCCATGTAGGAACCTGTGACGCGCAAGCCGTTCCACACCGCAGGAGCCTGCCCACCCAGCAGACCTTCAGCGTTCGGCACCAATAAAGCAGGTTGGCCAAGGGCCGGCACGAAATCGAAGTTGGCAACTTTGGTGTTGTTGTTCGTCTGGCCAAATCGCCACTTACGCATCGCGTTTACTTCAGCGCGGTTAGCGAAGCAGACAATCTGCGTTCCCGTGTCCCATCCATAGCCGTGCTCGGTGAGCGTGCCCACGGTGGTCTCGAAATCGTCTGAATCAATCGTTGCCGCACCAGAAGTCAGGTAGTGGCTGTGGGTGCCGTCGAAAGTTACACCCTTATACGGCGGTGGAACCCAACCATCAGCATTTGCCAACGGATAGACGTTATACGTCATCGCGTTAATAATTGTGACCCGGCTACGCTGATCGAACAGCGCTTCCATGACCTTACGGAACACCAAAGCCTGGTCAGCTTGAATTGCCTTGGTATGTATGGCTTCTACCTGCTGTGCCGGAGCATCGCGCAAGAATTTCCACGTGTACCCAACGCCAAGGTCCCAGTCCTTGTAGCTGTAGGCGAGCTGGTAGTAACTGATGTTCGTGTTGGCTTTGCGAGGGATGCCGAACTCAGTTGCCTCTTCAAAATTGAAATCGCCGATCTGAGGCACAAGTTCGATGTCGGAAACCACTGGGTAAGTGAGTAATCCAACCATCCCTTGCTTGTGCTCGTTATAGATCGTGTTGGCGTCGATGAATTCAGCCCAAAGCTGGTTCAGGTCAACGCCGTCGATAGTATGGGTGAGAATATCACCCTCTGTCATGTATCCAGAACGGTTACCAGCACCGCCCCAGATGCGGAAATACTCAGCCATCGTTATCCTTTCGGGTTGGGACCGTGTGGTTATGAAGCCCTGACGTTTACTTCTAGCCGATCTGGCTCAACGCAAACACCAACGTAAGTACCTGTAGCCGTGGTAGAAATGTTGCCAGAGGCATCGCTGTAATACTTAGTACCCGCCACACCAACATCCGTACCTGGAACACCTGCTGTAGCGCAGAAGTCGGTAACGCAACCCTGCGTCATAACGTCTACACGTGCGATCTGCTTAAGCGGGCCGACAACGCCTGGCTTCGACGTTACAACCAACACGCCGATAACACCAGATTGCCCGTTGCCCTTGACAACCTTACCAGTTGAATCTAGACCAACGCCAAAGATTTTGCCCAAGTCAGCGTCAGCATAATCCGCTGCAACATTGACTCGAAAACCATTTGCGACCGGGTCAAACTTATCGTAACGAGGCATTGATATTCCTTTCTGCCCAACGGGTTACATTGCTTTGGCGCCAGGACCGAAACCAGGCAGTTTGTACTTTGCGCCTAACTTGTTGCGATCAGTCTCGCGTTGACGAGTTGTCCCGCCAACCGGGTGCGAGCCAGTAGGTGGTGTGCCTGGCGGAGCAGCTGGTGGCGCTTGATCGCTGTCACGATCACCCTGCTGAACGAGCAACCACTTCTTCTCTGCTGCAAGCCTTTTCAACTCAAGGTCCAGGCCTTCAATCTCGCCCGTGTCCATGTCGAGTCGAATGCTGTCTTTGTTGAGGAAGGTGCGAACGGCTTCTACATCGTGCCAATCGTACTTCTTGTTCTTCATGATTGCGGTGTCGATGTACGATGTCTCAACGAAATCAAGCAACTTCTCATACTTTGCTTTGAAATCATCGCGCTCGGATGCAGTGCGCTCTGCTTCCTCTTGTCCCTCTTGGTTTTTGGCTGTCAGATCGGTCTCGGCCTTATCGGCACGTTTCTTCTCTGCAATACGCGCCTTCTTCTCGGCATCAAGCTTCGTTTCAAGATCACGTAAGCGAGATTCGACATCACTACCATCATCGCCCGGTCCAGCATTTCCATCGCCAGGTTTACCAGTATCGCCAGATTGGTTATTGCCTTGGTTGCTTTGGCTTTCGTTCTCGCGTTCACCTTCACCGCCCCAGATTACGAACCATTCGGGCTGCTGAACCACGATATTCTCCTAGGTGATAGATGATGTTCTCGGAGCGTACCTCTTAGTGGACCGACTCCGCTGAAGTTATGCGGCCGGCATACCGTACTTCTTCTCAAAGAAGTCATCGAACTTACCAGACTCTAGTGCACTTGTGAAGTTATCCCACGACATCTCTTTACGTGTAACGTAACACATACATTGAGGGTGTGGCTTTGGTGGTACTTCGTCCTTCGGAAAATACTGTGTGTCGGCATACTTTTCACACAAATCTCCAGGATCAGGCTTGTGGACCTTGCTGAGGTGCCATTCCATCTGCTCCACCCATGGATCCTCCTGGGCCTGATCAACTGACATAGCATGGAAAGCGTTGTTTATTTCGCTTCTCCCGAGTCGCATCGCTGCGTAGCTTACGCCGCCTGGGACAGATGGTTTTATATCGTTACGGACCAAATCAGCCAGTTCTTTGGCGCTTGCTCCACGGGCCAGTGCGCTGTTGATCTTGCGATCTAATCGCCCGCTCTCCATCGCGCTAGTCCGGTACACCTGCGAGCTGAGTGGAAGCTTCGTCTTGGTTATACGAAAGATAGCTGCCTGGATGCCGTGGCGGGCTGAGAGGATGAAGCTCTGTTCCCATGCTTCACGCGCTTTATCATTCGGGAACAACACATCTAACACCTGCGCATCCTGCGCCAAAGCAGCCTTCGCTGCTGCTTCGGCAGCGTCCTGTTGTCCCGCATTGATAACTGGCACAAGGTCTTTGAACATTGTTTTGATGATCGTGCGTATTTCGTCCTTAACCAAGTTGAACTGATATCGCTTCGTCCGATCACCAATGTTTGTCCTGTTCCACTTGTCGGCGGCCACGCCAGCATCATATTGCGCACGCTGCAACATACTTACGATCTTTGTGTCGTAAAGTTGTTGTACCGTAAGGTATTTCAGCAGCCAATTACTAGCAGCTGCTTGTGCATCCTCAGGCTGCGGAGCTGTCAATTAACTTAGCCTCATACTCGAAAACTGCTTTGGGAGTGACGATTACGTGGTGGAAGTTAAACCCGCGCTCGGCGAGTAACTGTATGCACGGTATATCATCACGACTAGGCACCTCAAGCCCATTCGGGTGCGAATGCCAGATTGCCTTAATCGTTGGATCGTGCAAGTTGAACTCCATGTCGTAGCCCAGCTTGTGATCACCGGCAAATGTGTTGGGTAGCTCAACGATAATGTTATGCTTGTGAATAAGCCCACAAGTCTCGTAAGGATATGCTGCAATCGCCATGTACCGTAAGCAATCCTGCTCGTGTCGCGTAAGACTAGACGGATGAACACTACTCACATTTAGTTTCATGTTAGTGCTTTGGTCGAAGTGGAACCCTTTGGTAACTAGCACCTTTGCGATCAGGCAGCGCACGGTAAATAGCACCGCTAGCTGGGCCTAATTCATGGTGCTCGCCGGTGGCGTGCGCCTTGCCAATAGCCCAACGCCGCAGCTTTGGGTTAGCAAAGAACAAGCGTTGCTGAGCTTTTGATGCAAATGGTTTGTGTCCAGCAGCTGGCTGACCGGGTATGGTACCAGGCGGATAATGTCGGCCACTACCTTTGCGTAACCCCATGTTATCCTCGCTTTCTGGCCCGTGCTGCTCGCTTGCGGCCTGTTGCGCTGAATTTGGCCATCTTCTTAGCGCCGTACTTCTTGCGCCCAACGTAGGCAGCTAGCGCAGGACTCATGCCGCTTTTGGTTAACTTCTTGAAACGCCCACCGCCACCTGGCTTCATGCGCGCCTTGCCTTTTGCGGCCATTGTACCTCCTCACTTCGTGATTGGATGTGGAACTGTGATGTCGCCCTGATTACTCAGGAGAGTTTTGAAATCAGCAAATGAAATCCATGCCTCACCTGGAACTTTGCCATTCTCAGAGCCAGGGCACCACGTGTAACTCCACGAATTACGCATCAGGACAAGAGATTTACTGTACAAGATACCCCGAATCATGTACTCGTGCCCACCGGCAATATTGCCTGCTGCTATGGAATGAACGTGTATGACTCCGTTGGAATCTGGAGTAAACATGTTATGCGTCCATAACGTGCCAGCGATTACCGGCTGCGTAGCGATAGCTGCGCAGAACTGGTCCCAGGTAAAGCAGTGCGTATATGTTTCGATGTAACGAAATCGCTTGAGCGCCTTGGCTGCTCCTAAGCCAGAGCTACCTGTGTCGTCGGGCGGGTAACTACCGGAGATATTGTCGAGCTTAGTGGCTTCGCTATAGATCGTTACTGCGTCCTTCTCTGTAAGGAACGTGTCCTTGTGGACGATTGTGCGCATCTTGTCGAATGCGGCTGTGTTAACCAGTTGTGCCGCAGCATTTCCAGTGCAAGAGCCAATATTGCCCTGATCCAGGATACCCGATACATCTGGCCAGATAACATCTGTTAGCTTCTTTGGCGGAGGAATTGAAAAGTCGAAATTACGTGAACGCTCATCATGTTCGACGTTACGCCCCAATGGAAATGGTGTGTTGGGAACGGTGTCGATCTTGTTGATGACGATCTTTGCCATTTACGCTCCTAATTGCGTGAAATCTAGTGTCTGACCATTGTTTTGGAATGGACCTTGGTCTAGTTGGCTCTGGTCGATTGGGTTACCAAACTGATCCATCTGTTGCCCAATGGGATTGGGTGGAGCTGCTGCTTCTGCTATCTTCTGCGCATCCTCAAGGGCTTGCTTGAAGTCGGCATCTGCTAGGTCCCAACCGAAT